GGCAGTAGGCAAATGGCTCTACGTCGGGCTTCTGCGTAGCCTACGGTAGTGATGAGTAAGTGTCAACATTGACTCTTAATCAATTGGTCGTAAGTTCGAATCTTACACGGCCCACCAATTAAAACAAAGGCTTAGCGCGAGCTAAGCCTTTTTCTTTTCCAGCTAGGTCGCACATGGGTCGCAGACCTACAGCGTCGTCAGCTCTTTGCCCGCGGCCTGAATGCGACACTCGGCGACCCAACTGTCGTAGGCACCTACGGGCGTTTCCTGCACGGCACCCACAACGCCACATCCGTTGCAACGCCACTTTCCGCCAGGCCACGGGTAAACATACGGCTTGGCCGCACGCAGTAATGCTTTGCCGCAGGGGCCTCCGATGGCGGCGTAGACGACCATCACGACGCACCCCCGATCGTGTTGGCCGCCGCGTAATCCGCGATCGCCTCGGCCGAATACAGGACGCGCGTGCCGAACTTCACGAACGCCGGACCCTGCCGCAGGTTGCGCCAGTTCTCCAGCGTGCGCGGCGACAGCTTCAGCATGGCTGCCACTTCCTGGGTGGTGTAGTAGATGGGCTGGCTCACGGTGTGCTCTCCGTAAAATAGTTCGAGCGTCTAATCCACCCCTCCCAAAGAATCCGAGTGGCCGGGTGGGCGTACTCGCCCTTTTCGTTAAGGTGAAAATACTCACGGCCGCGATGCCAGTTATCGTTTGCCGAGAAGGCAGCTTCAAACCCGTCGCGCTCTTTTTCCGGCGTCACGATTCATCCTCCGAGAACAGGTCGGGCTTGCCGAGGTAGGCGGCCATGGCGGCGCGCGCGGCGGCGAGGTCGGGCAAGGTGTAGTGGTACGTGGCGTCGCCTTCCTGGGCCTTGGTGGACTTGATCGCTTTCCACCCGGGCAGCACGGCGGCCATGGCCTTGTTGAACTGGGTGGCGGTCGGCGCCCACGTCCTGATGCCGCGGCTGTGGTTGTGGCGCTTGGCCGCATCCTGCAGGCGGTTGGTGGCCAGCCGCTCCGGCCATTCCCCGGCGAAGTCGCCACCGAGGATCTGGCCCTCGATGAGGCAGTCCATCCACCACTGGTGCTGGGCGCCGAGGCTTTCCAGCTTCTGGTCTGCCAGGCCTTCGGTCTTCGGCGCGTCGTTCACGTCGATGCCCGTCAGGTCGAACGTCTTGAGGTAGTGCAGCAGCAGGGCGTAGCCGCCGGCTTCCATGCCCTCGCGCATGTCGGTGAAGAACGCGCGGTCCTGCTTGCGGCCATCGCCCACATTGAACACGGCGTAGCGGCGCTCGTCCGCCGTCGCCGGCACGAGCCAGTCCTCGTTGCCGAGGATCACCACGCGAGTCAGGTTCCGCACGGTGTAGGGCTCCATGCCCTTGCGCTCGATCATGTGGTTCTTGCCCGTGGTCATTCCCTTGAGCTTGCTGTCCGCCTTCTTGTTCCCCGCCCACGCGGCCTCGTCCAGCACCAGCATGAGGCACGCCTCGAGGTGGCTGTTGAAGTTGCCCGTGAGGTAGCGGTCATCGTCGACGACTACCATGTTGTTGGAAAACAGGGCGCCCACGCGCTCCAGCGCGGCGTTCTTGCCCGTTCCCTTCTTGCCCTTCAGCACCAGGGTGGTGAGGGGCTTCTCGTACGGACGCTGGACCATGTGGGCGCAGTAGCCGATGAACCAGCGGGCGAGTGCGGCGTCGCCGTTGCACACGTTCTTCTCGCAGTGCTCGATCCACAGTTGCAGCGCGCGCTGTGCCCGCGCGTTGCCGGCGGCCTCGGGCGCAAAGTCGAACCCGCGCCACAGGTTGTAGAAGCGCGGGTCGACCTTTTCTTCCGGAGCGAACACCAGCCCGTGGTAGGAGCGGCGATGCGGGGAAGCCATCCACGCCTCTGACAGCTTCTCCGACTTCTTGCCGATCTGGATATCCCGCGACGCCAGGTGCTTGTGGAACGAGTTTTCCTTGACGTGCTCCACGATCTGGCGGCCGTGCGCGTCCGTGGTCTCCCACAGGATGTGGTGGCCGCCGCCCGTCATCACGAAGGCGAACTCCTTGTTCAGTTCGGCGAAGGGGTGGCCTTTGGCCGCGGCTGGCGCCTCGTCCTCTACGGGCTGAAACTGGGCTTCGGGCGCGTCTGCGCCCTGCGGGTTCTCGCCGTACTTGTAGGCGTTGCGGACCTTGGTCGCCAGCTCGTCGTTGGTCCAGCCGCAGCCCTCGTGCCACTCCGTCATCATCAGATCGAGCGCGACCTCGGCGGTGACGCCCAGGTCCTTCAGGCGCGCGGCCACCTTGTACGTGGTGAAGTCGCCGCCCGCGCCCTCGATGGCCTCGGGGGCCTCATGCTGCAGGTAGGCGAGGGCGCGCTGGCGCGCACGGTCTGCGTTGATCCCGTCCAGCGCCTTGCGTCCCGGCGTACGCTCAGGTGCTGCGCCGCAGGCGTCGATCAACCATTGGGGCGCGGCGGCGGGGCGGTCAGGGCGGTCGGTGAAGTATTCGCCCAGCGGCACGCGGCTACCGGGGGCGACGACGTAGCCGCCCTTGGAACGTACGTCTACGCCTGCGCCCAGTACGTCCACGCCCTGGCGCACAGCAGCAGCAGCGCGATACACCAGATGGCGGCCACCGGAGGGGGTGGCATTCTCCAGTGTGAGACCCAGCTCCCGGCCGTCCAGCTCGTGCTGGAGAATTGCGTGGTCGCCATGCTTGTCGCCCTTGTTGTCGATGTCCACGACGATGAGCGCTTCGTCATCGCCGAACTTGGAAGTGCTGATACCCCAGTTGCAGTCGGGGTATTTCTTCGCCCAGCGCTCGATCTTCTCCGGCTCACGCGTGGCGCGCGTCGGGAACGCTTCGATCGCAGGCAGCTTGGAGCCTGGGCGCAACGGGAAAATATGGAAGCCCTGGCGTGCCAGCAGCAGCGCGTCGGCGACTTGGGTCATGCCTCGACTTCCTCGTGGTGCGTCATTTCGACCGGTTCGTCCGGCGGGTTAAGCTTCTGGAGCTGGTAGTCCATAACGGAGAAAGCGAACTCGGCGCCCGGAAACAAGACGCCGTAGTCCGCTGTCTCTGCCCACGTCCGGTTTCCGCGCGGATCGCGCTCACCTTCACGAGGGTTAAGGTGCGTGACTTCGGCCACGCTTCCCAAGTACTGGTGGCCCGCCACGGTCCTGGCGACTACGAACTTCGCCAGCTCGCCGACTTCGAAGCGCATCACTCGCGCTCCGGCAGACCGCGCTTCTGGTCCTTTTCCCAGTCATCGCGGCAGGCGGCGTTGCACCAGCGCAGGCCCGGGGCCACGGTCTCGCCGCAGTTGTGGCATTCGCCATCGGCGGCCGGGCCCTCGGGCTGGCGGAACGTCAGGGCGGCTTCCACGGCGCGCTCGGTTTCGGCGGCAGCGCGGTCCAGGGGGTCGGCGATTCGGTCGTTATCGGGCAGGCTCATGGTCTCGGGTCTCTGGAATGTGGGGCCCTTGACGGGGGCGAGGCGGCGGGTTCCCGGCTGGAGGAGAGTCAGAGCTGTCGCATCGCACCCACCCGGGTGGTCAGCGCCGTGCTCCCGCCACAACGTGGCTTCAGCCGTGCCCGCTGGCTCCGTTAACGCACGGTGGCCTGGCGGCAAATCGAAATCAGTCCTTGCGGTATCGCGACCCGGCCCAGCCGGTGGCGGCAACGGGTAATCCCGTAGCCCAGTGAGGAGCATTTGACATCAACGATGACATTTCGTCAACACTCTTGGCACAAGAAATCCCATCCGTCTTCACAATCTCGTCCGACATCGGGACCTCAGCCAGGTCTTCATCGTAGATTTCAAGGTCCAACGGATAACCCGCCGCCTCCAGTCGGAGCATGGCGCTTGTTTGGATATCGCGTGCGGTGGCCTGAGTGACGTGGTTGGCCTGGTCGCCACCGTAGGTTTCGTGGCGCTCCCACTTGCGGGTCACGCTGTTCACGCGCATGTAGCTCCAGTTGTCCCGGCCCCACTTGTCCTTGCCGAGGCGAGGATAGGGGTAAGTCAGGACGCGGCCGCTGTGTAGGCGGCAAAACAGGAACGAGCCCTTCACCCGGAACTTCAGGCCGCGGTATTCGTGCGTTTCGCCCGTCTTGATGGCACGGATAGCCGCCGCCTGCAACCCCTTCCACAGCGCTGCGGTCTTCGGATGCGCTGCGCGCCACAATTCCTTCAATTCGTTGGCCCGTTCGTCCGACACCTTCACGCCGTATCCGCGCGCCATGGTCTGGAACGCGCCGACGCCACCTTCGTATCCGAGGGCCAGCTCCATCACCTTGCCTACCTGGCGGTTCGGTTTTGCCTCGTCGATCGTGCAGCCGAACGCGCGCGAGTAGGAGAGCAGATACAGGTCAGGGCCGGTGCCGTTGTCGTAGTCACGGAACGCCTTGAGCTTCCATTCCTCGCCGGCCAGCCATGCGAGCACGCGTCCCTCGATGTTGGAAAAGTCACAGCAGATGAACTCGCGACCTTCCGGTGCCCGTATCATGCCACGGAGGCAGTCCGCCAGCACCGTCATGGGCGAGCCGTACATCATCTCCAGATACTGCGGACGATGTAGATTCGCGATGGCGTCTTCAACATCCTCCTCTGTATGAAGGATGGACGGACGGGGGAAGTTCAGCGGCTGAATTCGGCGGCCGGCGCTACGGCCAGTGTGCGCCCCGTAGTGCTGCGTGCAGTCGCGCACGCGGCCATCGGGGCTCGCAGCGTCACGCATGGCGGTGAGCTTGGCGGTCGAGGTCTTGGCTGCTTCCTGGCGCAGCCTGAGCGCCTGACGGCAGTCATCGGGAATCCGCATGTAAATGCGCCCTGCACCGCCGCACTCGCCGCAGGTATTTTCCGACGACGAAACGCCGCGGGTGTGATGGTGCTCGATAACGGTAAGTTTTCCACTTCCCCGACAATCGCCGCACTGGTGACCTTCAGCATCCTTCTGCAGCACATCAAGCACGTCCGCCTTGGCCACGCCGGGGATCATCACACCGCGATAGCGTAGCCACGCAACGAGCTGACGCACGTCCGTACAGCCGGCAACGACGTTGCTGGTGATGTCGCGCATGGCTTGGTCAAGGCGCGCCTTCTCCGATTCAACCAGCGCGATGGCGCGGTCGATGCTCGCCAGGTCGACCGGGATGCCGCGCTCGTTCATCCGCTGGTAGAACCGCCACAGCTCCAACTCCTCAGGGGTAAGCTCGAGCATGCGTTTGTGGCAGGCGCGCTCCACTTCCACGTCCTGCATACAATACGCGTACAGCGTATCCAGCTTGGCGCGATCGTCCCACCAGACGGGACTGCCGTCGGGGGCAATGGATCGCGGCCGGGCGAGCTGCATCATCACTCGACTACCCTTCATGTCCTTCTGCTGGTCGATGCCCAGCGCGGCGGCGCAGTGCTCCAGGCTACCGGGCAACGCCATCACGTAGGCCATGGCCATGGTGCAGCGCATCTGCTCCAGCTGCAGTTCGGGCCAGCCGTAGCGCGGCGCGACGTGCCGCCCGATCTTCAGTTCGAACGCAGCGTTGTGCGCGTACACCAGGCCGCCCTTGCGGATGTGATCCTTGGCTGCGCGCACCGCCGCGTCATCCGTGTTGCCCTCGGCCGTCCACAACTGCACCGGGTCGTCATCGAACGCGAACGCCGAGCACCACAACCCGGTCGTCGGGTCGGCGGCGTAATTGGAAAGGCCAACCTTCTTGAGGTCGGCCGCGCTCCGGGTCTCGTCGTCCAAATGCAGGATGGTCATCGCGACGGATCCACGATACCGTAGTGGATTCCTGCGGCGAACAGCGGCGCGCCCGCGAGCAACAGGCCCATCGCAACTGCGGCCAAGAACGAAATGTCCTTTTCACGGTACAGATCATGTGCTGCGACAAAGCACACGCACCCTCCACCGAAGATCATCAGGCCGAAGACGTGCGCCAAAGCGACGACGAAATACGAGAGAGGAATCATCACACGTTCTCCAGCATGGCGCGGATCTGCGCCGCGGTTGCTTCGCCGCCGCCGGGCAGGGCGTAGATGCCGAAGCCCGTCTTGGGATCCGTCTTGGGGACCACGCGGTCGCCATCCTTCGTGATGCAGATGGGGAAGCGGTGGCCCTTGACGTTGAGGTAGGGGATCGGCCCGTCGGCCGTGTGGACGGTGTTAACCATGGCGTTCCTCGCAACAGAAAAAGGCGCCCCCGGAGGGGCGCCGCGGAAGTGGATCAGTCGAACAGGCCGCCGGCCGAACCGCCCTCGTCACCAACCGCTTCGAACACGGAGCTGGCGCTGCGCGGCGAGGAACCGAACGAATCGCCGTCGCGGGTCTTCTGGACGTGGTTCAGGTAGATCGACACGCCCTTATTGCCATTCTTGTCGTACGCCTTGGCGTTCACCTGGGCGCGGGCGAAGCAGCCGCCGTAGAAGTCGGACTCGTCGATGATGTCCTCGTTGCGGCCATTGACCAGGCCCGGGCGCTTCTGCGACTTCAGGTTCAGGAAGATGGCGCCGGCCTCGTAGCCGTCGGGCAGGTACTCGTTGCCGTCTTCGTCCGTCTTCGTGCGCTCGGCCTGGTCGCGGAACGGCATGCGCAGGTTCTTCGGCCACTTCTTCTCGTCGGTGCCCCACTTGTCCTCGACCGCCGCCTTGGCGATGGCCTTGAGCTTCGACAGGTCTTCGCCCTTCTTGAACAGGGCGACGACGCTGTACTCGTCGCTGCCGTTCAGGTCGTTGCGCTCGGGCTTGAACACCTTGGGGTAGGAGACGCGGAACTCGGGGGTAATGCACTGGGTCTTCGTGGTCATCGTTGGTATCCGTGTTGAGGTTCTGTCATCAGTCGAGGCGAGCGAAAACCTGGCTTGCCGCAAGGGCGATGGCCGGGCGCTTGTCGTCCTCATGCACCAGCGTGTGACCGCTGGATTCCTTCGAAGTGAACGCCGCCAGCTTGGCCGCGCGTTCCTTGTCGTTCTTGCCCGGCACCAGCTTGCGCACCTGGGCGGGGGATTTGATGCTGGGTTCTTCGAACAGGTCGTTGTGGTCGATGCCAAACGCTTCGTTCAGCTCATCCGCGGTGACATCGGGGCGCCACTTCTCGCGCGCCTGCTTCTCGACCAGCTTGTACCCTGGCGGCGTGCGGCCGGCTTCGGCTTCGTTGTACGCGAACTCGCGCACCGCCTTGATCTGCGCTTCGAGGATCGGCAGACGGTCCAGCCATTTCGAAAGTTCGTCAGGGTCGTAGCGGGACACCGAGAACGCCACCTTTGCCAAATCCTGCGCTGCCTTGGCCTGCGCGGGACAGCGGCCCGGTACGCCGGCAGCGGGGCAGTAGCGGCACCACTCGCCCGCACGGATGGCGGCTTCCGGTTTCTCCGTCTCTCGCACGCTGGCCACGAGGTAGCCGGCGAAGTCCAGCAGCTCGCTCGCGTCGATCGTCTCGGTACGATGCGGGCCGTCGGGGTGCGGACAGCGCGGCTGGAAGATGTGCAGGCCGATGGTCTTGGCGTTGTAACCCAGCGTGGTCATGGCGCCCAGCGCGTAGTACTTCAACTGCACGTTGTCTCGTGCCTCGACCGCGTGGCCGGCGCCGTACTTCAGGTCGATCACGTCCAGATGCTGGCGCTCCGGATGCCAGAGCACGCAGTCCGACGTGCCGAACAGGGACGGGTGCAGGTTCGCCAGGTGGAACTTGTGCTCGACATGGCGCACGGTGTCCGGACCCGACAGGTCATCGACCGTCACCTTGTACTCGGTGATGTGGTCGACCATTTCCTTCGTGACTTCGATGTCGAAGCCATCCTGCTGCACGACGCCCAGGTTCTTGTACTTCTCGCCGTTGAGCGCGTCCTCGCCAAGGGCGTGCGCCACCGTTCCTTCGGCCGCGGCGAAGCCCGACTTGGACTCGAGGTCCGCCGACAGTTGCACGGATCCCGGGCAGTGCTCCAGTTCCCAGCGGGTCATGCCGCTGGCGCCGACGCGCGAGTGGGCGGGGAGGTCAGTCACAGGTCGTACAACGCAGGCAGGGAGGTCGTAAGAGCGGCAAGAAAGAACGCCATGGCGGCCCCCTCGTGATCGGTGAAGATTAACGCCAGGCAAGCGGCATAAAGCGCAGCGGATGGGATGAATTTCTTCACGGTTCACTCCGATGATATTTCGTCAACACTGCACGCAAGTCAGTGCCCATGTACGTCATGATCTTCAACACCGTGGACTGGGTGATGGGCTCGTGGCCGCGCAGGCGGGTCCACGTACTGCTGCCGATCCCCAGTTCCTTCAGGACCTTGGTGAGGGACTTGCCTTTCTCCTTGGCAAAATCCCTCAAAGCGACGGCGATCACCCCCGACACCCTGCCACCTACCGTCACCTTGCCTTCCTTCTCCCGGGCAGAAAACCCGGACGCCGTGGCGTTACTGGCCCGACGTCGACTGAAGCCCGAGTCGTTCCAACCCATCAGGCGTTCTCGCAGGCCGTGATGAACGCTGCGTAGTCCTCGGCCTTGACCTCGGAGATACGGTTGGCGCCGAACTGGCCCAGGACAGCGAGGGCCGCAGCCATGTCGGCCTCACCCTTGCGCGACTGCAGGGCGCGCAGCGCGTTGCGGGCGTCATCGATGGTGAGCTTTTCAGCCTTGGCCGGTTCGGGCTGCTGCGCCGGTTCCGTCTGTTCGTCCGTGGCTTCGACGGCCGAGTCGTCCGGCACGCTGGCATCCTGAGAGGCCGGCGCAGCGGGTTCGGTTGCGGCCTTGGGCGGACGGCCGCGGCGCGCCTTCTGCGTCGGCAGGTCAGCCTGGTTCGTGTTTCCGGCCACCTCTGCGACAGCGGCTTGCACCTGCTGCGTCACGGCCGGATCGACATCGTGGCGCATGGCCGCCATCAGGCGCTCCATTTCCTCGACGGTATTGCAGGTGATGGTGAACGTGTACGACATGTGGACTCCCCGTGTTGATCGTGTGGTGAATGTTGCGCTTGTGGTGACGAAATGTCAACGGTTACTCGAAAACTTTTGCCAGTTCGCGGGCCTTGTTGGCCAGCGCTTTCGAAATGTCCTCGTCCACGCTCCGGCCGCAGCCGAAGAAGCGGGCGGTGACAGGGGCGTCCTGCCCGATACGGTGGCAGCGGTCGATCAGCTGCTTGTTCTCCGCCGGCACCCACGAGGGTTCCAGCACGTCCACCGTGTACGCGGCCGTCGCGTTGAATCCGATCCCCACTTTCACCTGGCAGATCATCACGCGGCACGTCCTGTTGCTCTTGAACTTGTCGATGCGCGTCTGCCGTTTATCCGCAGGCGTACCGCCATACATGGTGACGGGATTGAACTCGCGCAGCTCACGCTGCAACGCCTCGATGACGTCTGCGTGCCAGGCGCCGATCACCAGCTTGTCGTAGCGCCGTTCACGCAGTTCTGGACGAATGATGGCCAGATAGCCCGGTAGCTTGGACAAACCGATGTACTTGCGCAGCGTGCCGGCAGACGGCGCGAGCTGGCGCAGCCGGTCGATCACGTCATCTGAATCCTTCGGCAGGCCGCGCAGCAGCGCGTTCTGTGCCTCCACCTCACGGTGCAGCTCGCCCGTACCCGTCAGCAAGGTGTTCGGAAAGAACACCTCGTGGTCCACGGGCGCTGGCTCGATCGTGTGGTGTTCAATGGTGAGGATGGGCAGTTTCGGCAACACGTCGACTTTCTTCCTACGGAGCATGAAAGGTTTGAGAAGGGCACGGAGACGTTGAGCATTCTTCGTGCCAGTGATGCGAAAACCGAAATCCGATGTGAAGCCCGTGCAAAATTCACTGATGAAATCGTGGTAACTGCCTGAAAACAGTGATGAACTTCGCAGATGTGTCCAAAGCTCATCAACGTGGTTCGGCGCAGGGGTGCCGGAGAGCCGCCACACGCGGGTGGAGACGGCCGCCAGGCCCGTGTCGCTGTCGCTCTTGCGTCCGTACACCCACTTGGTGCGCTTGGCCCTGGGGGTCTTCAGGCCGTGCGCCTCATCGAGGATGAGAACATCCCAGCGTCTCGCCTGCAGAGACTTGCGGAGCTTTTCATTCGCCAGCAGATCGTACGAACACACCGTCAATCCTTTGACGGCTGGCGCCGTTTTTCCGTCGAGGATCGCCACGCCTTCACGATCGTAGACGCTGAACTTCTCGAACTCCCGGAGCCAGTTCACGCGCACGCTCGCCGGCACGAGGATCAGGATGTTGTCAGCGCCCACGAGGTCGCACGCCCTGATGGCCTGGCAGGACTTGCCGCACCCCGGTTCGTCAGCAAGGAAGGCGTGCTGGCGCGCCGCCAGAAATTCAGCGCCCTCCACCTGCCAGTCCAGGGGCAGGGCGAATTCAACCATGCAAGCCGACTTCGAAGGCAACGCGTTCGCGGGCCGCCTCGAGGTCAAGTTCCTGCTGCTCGACCACGCTGTCCAGCTGGTTCACGAGCGCGACCCACTGGTCGGTGGTGATGTCCGCGTACTGGGCGCGGGCGAACTTCACGCGCGCCTGGTCCGCTTCGAACGTTGTGAAATCGTCAAGGGTGCTCATACGAAGGATACCTCCTCTACGGGCGCGCCTGTAGCGGTGATCAGCTCACCGTGCGCTTGGTTCAGAACGTCTCGCGCCTCGCGCAGGGCCGACTTCGCCTTCTCGTACGCGGCTTTTGCGTGCTTGGCCGCGTGCAGCGCGTCGTTCACTCCTTCGACGGCCTTCTTATACGCGTTTCCTGCTTCGGTGATGTTCACGGGGTTTTCTCCATGGTCTTGATGGCCCAGCCGAGATAGACCTGGGCTTTCTTCAGATCCTGCACGCCGTCCTTGTCGCGGAAGCGGGACAGGTACTTGAGGCTGTTGCCGATGGCGTAGGCGATGAAACCCTCGTCGCCCAGCGTGGCGCGGATGTAGTCGATGGTCTCAATGCCGCCACGCTGGTAGTGCGCGGGCTTGGTCACGGGGTCGTGGGTGGGTGTGCCGGCGACTTCACGCGTGATCCGATCAATTGCATCGCGGTATGTTTCACCCGGCTGTGGATTCACCACGGCTACGTCGCCCGGACCGTAAGGGGGGAACTTCGCTTTCATTCGTCGTCCTCCTCGGGAAGTTCGTCGACGGTCGTCCACATGGACGCGTCCAGGCGGCCGAGCATTACGTCGTCCGGGCCCTCGCACACACCGTCGTCCGGCATGTCCATCATGTTGAAGCCGTCCACGCACAGCCGGACCGGCTTGTCGGGGTGGCAGGTGCGCAGCTTGCGGATAAGCACGCGCACCGTCATTGGGTACGGCTGATCGAGGTTCGGGTTCTCGAAATCCTCGGTGACTTCCGTCAGCTCAGTCACATCAATCTCCCAGCCACTTGGCCAGCGCAGCGCGCATGACCTCGTTGTCGGTGTTGCCCCGCCGGGCGCGCAGGAAGCCCACGGCGCCCGCAAGGAAAAGGAGGCCCATCAGGGTGCAAGCGACGAAGATCACGCCGATTCTCCCGGTCGCTTGCTGCCGGGCGGGGGCGTCCAGCCCTGAATCACCAACATGTCCCATATCTCGGCGTCGCCAACGTCCAGCACGCGGGTGATGTGGATCTGCTGCACGAGCTTACGGCCCATGAAACCGGCCTCGCTCGTCTCGATATTCGCCTTCGTCTTTGTTGGAATCACGGTGCCTTCCTCGCGACAGTGAATCGCTGCTGGGCGTTGCGATAGGTACGGCGCATGTAGACGTCGAGGGCGACGCCTTCGTACTTGCGACACAGGTAATCGAGGGTCAGGGGCATGACGCAGAAATTGCCGTCCCGGACCTCGTTCAGGACCAGCACGCCGCGCCAGTGGTTGTTCGCCATGCCCTTGTAGTCCTCGTCATGGAGGTACGCGGAGCCGGCGACGATGCCCTGCTTGATCCGGCCCGTGGCGAACTGCTTGTTGCCGATGTCGTAGCCCTGGACGTGGCCCTGCACGAAGGCATCGCCGATGTGGTTCAGCTTGTTGTTGGCCGTGCCGCCGATGGGACGCCCCGTGTTCACCGCGGCGAAGTAGTGGGCGTACGTCACGCCGTCGATGACAACCTGGCCCGGCGCGCCGCAGTGGTAGGGCACGACTTCCCAGCCAAGCCGCTCGCGGTTCAACAGGTGGTAGCCGATCGTGCCAGCCAGGCGGGGGTCGTCATTGATGGCCCGGATCAGGCGGTGCTCGTGGTTGCCCTCGAGGATCACCTTGCGGCCACGGTAACGGCCCATGGCCTTGTGCAGGCGCTCCAGCGCGGCGTTGCCCGCCTCGATGTCGTCCTCGACGCGCGCGCCCTCCTTGGCCATGCTGCCGGCGGGCTCGTAGCGGGACAGGGAAGGGAAGTCCCAATGGTCGCCCAGGTGGACGACGACATCGGGCGCGTAGTCCTTGATGGCGCGACCGATCCAATCCATGTGATCCGTGGGCACACCCTTTTTGACCTGGGTGTCGGGCACGATGAAATGCCTGCGTGGTGCCGTCATGCGGCGTACTCCAGATGGATTCCCATGGGAGGGCATTTTACGCCTGTGGTGACGTTTTGTCACCATTGCGGGCGTGCTTACGGAGGGCCTTGCGGATCCTGTTTAGCAGGGCATTGTCCGCGGCCATGCGGGCCCGGAGTTCACGCTCCAGCGCGTGAAGGGCGAAGTCGGGTGCATCGTCCAGGCTTCTGCCCTCCCGCAGGAATTCGTCAAGGGCGCCTTGTTGGGTCTGTGAGGTTTTCACGGGTGCCTCTACATGTGCTGCGTTGTAAACGGGAAATACAAAGCGGGAGGTGTAGCTAGCTCGGTGTCCAGGTTGGTCACGCTGGCGTTTCCTCGGTGGCCTCGCAGAAAGAACATTCACGCCGCCACACCCGACCGACCCTGTACCACTTTCCCCAGTCATGGCCGACCATCCAGCACAACGGTCGAAGGAACAGGCTCATCCTTCCACCCCCAGCGCCGCGATGAGGGCTGACTGAATTTGTACTCGGTAGATCTCGCGAGATGACTCAGGCATACGATCCCACCAGTTGAAGTAATCGTGTCCGAACCGCTCCACCATCGCATCATCCACCTTCCCGGCGATGTGGGTGCGGAGTACAGCGATAGCCTGACGTAGCCGGGTCACATGGATAGTCGCCCTAGAAGCCGTAGCGTTGTCTATGCCGTATTGGAGGATTTCAATCGCCTCATCCACGTTCATCGCGGCTCTCCTGGCGGTGGTTCCATGCGGCAGCAGCGGACTCAAAAGTTGGATACCAACCAATGCCCACTGGGCCGCTCTCAAGTACGAAGTTGCACGAATCACAACCCGGCTGAAAAGCCCCCTCGTCTTCGTGCATATAGCAGCCATCACCACAAAACGGACACGGCTTAAGCTCGCTCATTCCCCATCCTCCTTTTCCGTCCTAGCCTGCGGCAGGCATGACGACGGCACGTCGTAACAGGTCGCTACGGTTCCGCATACTTCACAAGCGCCACGAGACAGTGGATGCCAGAAGTCACGCGGCCAGTTGTTTTTCATTCCGCAAGAATCGCAGTAGACCATCACTCACCCCCGTACTGCGTGGCGGCGATCATGGCTTTCCACAAGTCCGGGATAAGCACGTGCTCGCCTTCCGGTCGCTCACGATACTTTTCCTTGGTGTAGGCCGCATGCGCGGCGGGGTGGATGTAGAGGGGCACAATTTCCGGGGCAGTCATACACGTTGCCGCGTAATCTTCGGCTTCCTTCTCTGTGTCGAAGACGGTGCTAAGGCATAGGCGTGGATCGTCAGAAAACCGCAGCGACCACGCCACCGCATACCCCCTCACCTCTCGCGAGGTGATGTGGGCGTCGATTAGCGCCACAAGGCTGGCCTTGAGTTCAGCCATCACGTCGTCGTCAATATCGAACGCTTGGCTAAAGCCGCTACGATCTTCCAAGTCTGCGATGATTTGATCTACCAGCGTCATCGTGCTCATTCGCTTGCTCCAATATCAAATGCCGGGTCTTTAGTTGTCACGCCGCACCTTTGGCAGACGTAACACGCTGGTCGGAATCCGTGACGGTGAACAAGCTTTGGCTCATGGCCGTTCCACTTACACCAAAGCCATTTCTTGAATAGGCCCATGTGGTGGCGATACCAGTACCGGATGCCCATCACTTACTCCTGGCGATGGCTTTGTGCCATGCGCAAACGAAACCATCTATTAGAATTTCTCCATTAGGAAGACATTCCCTGCATGCATGGTTAGTAACGTGCTCCGAATGCGAGGTCATCCACTTTGCAATTTGCTCAGCATCCGCCCTGCACTCGGCTAGCTCGGCGGTGAGGCGTTGGTTGTCTTCAATCGACTCTTGCAGGCACCGTTCGGTACATCCAAACCATCTTT